TTTTTATCTTTTTTATATTTTTTATATTGAATATATAATCCTGATCCTGACATTAATAAATATAATCCGATAAATAAAAATAAATTATAATATTCTATAAATTGATTTATTGAATAAATTGTTAATAATGGACCTATAAAAGAAGTAGTCATTATTGATAATTCTTTTTCTTTATATAATGATATAATACCTGATATTAATCCTGGAATACCTATACTTAACCAAAATATTGTATCATATTTATATATTATACCTAATTTATAATTAAATAATATTAAATCATATATTAAATAACCAACCATACCCCCTGATACAAATCCTAATGTAAAATATGTTAGTTTATATAATTTTAATGATAAATATCCACCTGAAAAACCTGTTGATAAAGATATAATACACATAACTAAACAATTATGATAATTAAAATGTTCCATAATTAATTCTGTTAATTTATAAGATGAACCTGTTGATAAAATAGTTCCTAATGTAAATATAGTTGGTCTAACAAATCTATTTCCTAAATAGGTCATACATAAACCACATAATCCTAATATTGGATAAATAAAATTATGATTATCTAAATATTTGTAATCAATTTTAAAACAATCCATGATATATATAAATAATATAGAATAATTAATGAAATTATTATTAAGTAATAATAAACATCATCATACATTTTTTGAAATGGTTTTAAATTGTTATAATACATAATTGATTTTTATAAATATTTAATCAAATTTCAAATTTATATTTAAATAAATGTTTTAAAAAAAATAGTGTTCAAAAATAATATAATTATTTCTTTGATTTACTTTTAAGTTTTTTCTTTATTTTCTTTTTTATAGATTTTTTCTTCTTTCTACCAAATGCTAAAACTTGTTGATAAAATTGGTTACCGTCCCAACTCATATGTAATCTTCCTGTATTATTTGTACCATCTACAAATTCTACAGTCAAATGAGGTGGATTAGGAAAAGTAACATGATAATCACCATAAATATTTATTATTAAATCTTTTGCATGAGTATTTTTATTATTATAATACCAGTTTGCTAATAAAGAACAATCATTTATATTTCCCATATATTTAGTTCCTTTAAAAGTTTTTCTATCAACTTTAAATGTTTTTTCTTCAGGTACAAGAACAACTATTTTACCTTCTTCCATTTATATAATATTAGATAATTATTTCAGGTAATATAGGGTGTCCTTCCCAATTATATCTTTTCATTATATAATTTGTTTTAAATGATTTTGGATAATAATAATCTGGCATTTGTTTAATATTTTTAGGTAATAAATTAAATGATTTTTCTGGTAAAATTAAACGTAATTGTTCACTTGAAGTTAATGGTGTTTTATCTTCTTTTATAATATTTAAATTATTTATATTTTGTAAATAATTATTCATATCTTTAATAGATGGAGCAAAATGATATTTATAAAACCATTTCCATGATAAACAATCATTAAAATAATAATTACTTGTCCATATAAATGCTTCTAAATAATTTTTACATATATTTTCAATATTAATTTTTAAAATATCATCATAACTAGGATTATAATCATGATGATGATATATTTGAAACATATAATATCTTCTTTGCCAAGTATCTAATTTATTAAATATTTTAAGTTCATCTTTATTATCAATTATAGGAATATGATTCATAAAATCTCTTTCATATTCTCTATCATATGAATTATATTTTTTTAAACATTCTTTATTTATGTATGAATTATAAATATCATGATATTGATTAATAAATTTTTTATTTTGTTTATTTCTTATAAATAATATTTTTTGTAAATATTCATTTTCTTTTAAAGATAATTTATGAATAAATTTTTTAAAATTATCTAAATCTAATTTATTATTATAAATTAAATAAAATATACCAGCATGTTCTTCATGTAATTGATTGTATATTTCTAATAAGTTATTTAATCCATTATATCTAATATTAATACAAGGTGAATTATGAATAAAATCATTACCTATGAAAAAACATAAAAATATATAATCATTTATGATATTTTGATTAGATAATTTAATAAAGTCTTTTTTAATATCTTGAACTAAATATTTTTTTAATAAATTTATATCTAAATAAATATATTCAGAATCTAATTCTTCAATATTATATTCTGTACGTTCTCTTAATAAATATATATGATTTGTTTTAATCATAGATAACATGATTAAATCAGCATCTAATCCATGAATAATATTAATATCTGAATTATTTTGATTTTTTAAGTATTGCATTATTTTATGTTCACCTTCACCTGCTTCTGAAGAATCACTTAAAATAATTTTTACAGGATATTCTTTAAATTTATTATTTAAAAATATATTTAAATTATTCATAAAATTAGTTCCAGGTGAGATAGCATTTGTATCCCATATTTTTTGTTCATTAGCAGATCTAAATCTACGATATTTTTGTTGTTCAATTTTAGATCTTGGACATACTCCATCTATAGCAATATATATTAAATCTTTAGGATTAGTAATATTTATAATATTAATCATATTATCATAAATATTATCAAACATTTCAGATTCATTAGATAATTTTTGACAACAAGGATGAATTAAACAATTTAAATCAAAAAATAAATTATTAATTTGTTTATTAAATAAATCTTGTTGAATTAAAATATTATTATAATCATTTATGATATTTTTAAAATATGATGGTATACCCATTATTTAATAATTATTATAGATATTCGTTTAAATAAATATATTTTATATTTATATAATGTCAAGTAAATCTAAATCCAAATCTAAATCTAAATCAAAATCATCATCTAAATCTAAATCTACTTCATTAGAATCAGTATCATCTGAATTACATTTATTAGATTTAGCAGATGATTTATTAACAAGTATACAATTTAATAATGATAATAAAAGAGCAATATCCATATTAAGAAAAGAACCATTATTAGCAAATCACGAATATGATGAAAATTATGCAGATATTAAAGGAACACCTTTAATGTATTGTTGTTTTTATAGAAATTATACAGTCGCAAAAGAATTATTAAAAAAAGAATATAATATTGATATTGAATATAAAAATGAACATAATCAAACACCATTAACAATGGCAGGAGAAGGTCATGATGAAACAGGAAATTCATTTAAAATAATAAAATTATTAATAAAAAAAGGTGCTGATATAAATCATATGGATAATGAAGGTGATACTTTATTTAGTGGAATATGTAAATCATTTATTAGTCCTCACATAGAATATTTATTAAAAATACCTGAATTAGATATTAATAAAAAAAAAATAGGTGAAGATTCACCATTCCATTTTTTAATTTTGAAAATTTGTCAAATAGGTTATCATGATGAATATATTAGAATAATTAAAAAGGTGTTAAATGATTCTCGTTTAAATATTAATATAAGAGGTTATAATGAAGAAACTGTATTACATATATTAGCATCAGTTGACCGACAATATGACCATAATTATTCAATAGAATCTTTAAAAAAATTAATAGATTTATTATTGATAAATGGAGTTGATCCGGATATTACAGATAGTGATGGTGTATCACCGTTATCAAATGATATAGTAAGTGAATGTTATGAAATATATTTTAGAAGGAAATTAAATCAAGCTGAAAATAGACTAGCATTAGCGAAACTTGCTAAAGAATTAAATGATGAAGGTGGTAGAATTGATGAGGGTATATTAATAAAAATATCTAAAGAAATACCTTTTTTGAGTGAGAAACAATTAAATGTTATTGATAAAAAAATATTAGCAGAAAATATAAGAAGTAGTTATAAAAGTCCTGATCTAGATAACATGGTAGAAGTTTACAGAGAACAACTACAAAATCCTAAATTATTACCTAAACATCGTAAAATAATAAGGAAAAAAAAAAGAAAATATAAAATTCGAAAAAATATTCCGTTAGGTTCTAGTGATTTAAGTTCATCAAGAAAATCAAGATCTTCTCCAAGTGAAGATTTAAGAGATGCAATTAAGATGAGTGTTCGTGAAGCAAACTCTGATAAAACAACTTCTAGAAAATCTAGATCATTACGTTCAAGTGAAGAATTAGAAAAGGCATTAAAAATGAGTATTCAAGAAGCAAAATCAAGTTCAAAAAATAAAAAGAAAAAAACAATTAAAAAATAATTTAATATTTATTATAAAAAAAATATATGTTATAGTATATAAAAATGGATGGAGGAGGATTAAGTCAAATGGGTGGTAATCAATTAACTTTTGAAGCACTAATGACACCAAATGCATTATATTTTGTAATAACACTTGCAGTAATTGGTTATTTATATCAAACTAAAATGGTATTAAGTAGAGGGAATTCAGTTAAAGAAAAATCATCTAATTTATTTGATAAACAATTATATTTAGAAGTAGGTTTTATGATTTTAATAGGATTATCATTATATGTATTAAATATTAGTGATAATAATACATTTGTATGGGTATATATGACAATACCTATATTATATTTAGTTATTAAAAGTTTAATGGTATTTAATAAAGTAACTGATTTTATTAAAGAAGCACCTGGAACAGTAGATGTTGAATCAGATTTATCAGATTTAATTAAACAACAAGCACATTCTAAAACTAATACTCAATTACCTGTAACTAATCAAAATAGTAATCATGTAGATATTTCAAATGCATTAAATAATGCTTTAGCTAAAAATAGTCAATATACTAATTCATTAGGTATCCAACAACCTCAACAACCTCAACAACCTTCACAAATGCCTCAACAATTCCAGATGCCCCCTAATAATGGACCTGAAGGTTTTTCATTATTTTAAAATAATTATTTAAACATATTCTTTTAATATATATTATGAAATATTTATCATTTGATGTTGGGATTAAAAATCTTGCTTATTGTTCATTAAATGATAAAAAAGAAATATTAGATTGGGGTATAATAAATTTAGATAAAAATCCAAAATGTCAATGTGGATTACAAAAATCTTGTGAAAAATCATCAAGTTATATAGTTACAGATGATAATGGTGAAACTAAATATAGTTGTACCACACATACTAAAAAATACAAGAAAAAGAAAAAAATGAATAATGATCGTGATATTTTTAATTTAAGCAAAATTATGATAAATGAATTGAATTCTAAAGAAGATTTTTTAAATCATGAAATAATTTGTATAGAAAATCAACCAGCATTAAAAAATCCAGTTATGAAAACAGTTCAAATGATTTTATATTCATATTTTATGATTGAAGGTGTTACAAAAGATAAATTAGTTGATCAAGTTCATATGATAAATGCTCGTAATAAATTAAAAGTTTATAAAGGTCCACCAGTAGAATGTAAATTTACAGAAAAATATAAAAAGAATAAATATCTTTCGGTTGAATATACAAAATTAATGATTTTACAAGAAAATCAAGAATTTATAGATTTATTTACAGAATCTAAAAAAAAAGATGATTTAGCAGATGCTTATTTACAAGGTATTTATTTTATAGACAAGTGATTATTTAATTTTCATTAATCCAATTAATAATATGTTGTTGATCATAAAATATTGCGGTTTCCAAACCTTTAACTTTATTCCATAAACATCCATGATTTACTACATATTTAAGACAATTTAAATAACCATGTTTTATAAGTATTAGAGTAGTTTTTTTATACCATTTTATATTATTATTGAAACAAAATTTTAAAATATCTAAATTACCATTTACAGCAGCCCAATAACTAGTCATTTCATTAATAGGACAACCATATTTAATACAATATATAATACATATTAAATTATTATTTTTAGATGCAAGTTCTGCTGTATGTGTATCCCAAGAACACCCCCTATTATGAGAATACGCAAGACATAAATGACAACCTATTTCAGCCGCACGACTACACTGCTTGTATCCATAAAGACTAAAATTAGGATCAATATTATTGATACAATCAAAACCCTTATTAAAATATTTATGAGCATATTTACATAAACTCAAACTACTAGTGAAGTATTTAGTAGTTAATGTTAATTTTTTGTATTTATTAGTCAATATTTCTTTAAAATCTTTACATACTAAAGCATATAGTAGGTGACCATCTTTATCACAATAACTAAATATATTTTCAATATCTATTACAGATAGTACATTAAAATAATTCATAATTTTAATAATATATTTATTTAAATAGAAATAAAATATCAAATTTATATTATATATATATATATAATGACAGATAGAATTATTGATAAAATATTAAAAACCCGTAATACGAATATTCAAGATATTCGAAAATTAAAAACAATAGAAAATTTACACAGCGTCCTCTATTTTGTTAATTCTAAAATTAAACTAATAGAGGAAGAAAGAAAAAGGAATTTAAATGAAGGGGGTGCTTCTCAAGATTATTATAATAAAGAACTTAAATATTATAATAGTATATTTTCAACAATTCTTGTTGTAATAAATGAAGTACAAGAAAAGTCTATTAGTAATTTATCAACTTCAATAGCATTATTAACTATGCGCGAACCTACACCACAACAAGAAAAAAATATATTAAGAAAATTAGGGGATTATTTAACAGGTGAAGATAGATTACCTAGAATTAAATTACGTTTATTACAAGAATATATGAATAGTATGGATTTACCAGATGAAGTTAGATTTAAAATTAGAGATATGGTCATAGAACGATTTAGAAGAAAAGGTATAACTGTTAGAAGGGTTGATTTACCATCAAGAACTGTTAGAGAAACTAGTTTAAATAGATTATCTCGTGGATCAAGAAAAATGAAAACAAAAAGAAATAAAGGAAAAAAAAAGAAATCAAAGAAGAAAAAGAAAACATATAAAAAAAAATGATTTAGATAAATATAATGAAAGTGATTATTAAAAAATCAACAAATCCTAAAAAAAAATATATGGCAGTATTTTATGATAAAAATAAAAAGAAAGTTAAAACAACTCATTTTGGTTCTTATGGTATGAGTGATTATACAAAACATAAAGATAAATCTAGAAAACGTAGATATTTAAGTAGACATAGAGATAGAGAAAAATGGAATGATTATATGAGTGCTGGATCGTTATCAAGATATATATTGTGGGGTGAACCAACATTCAGAGCATCAGTTCAAAAATATAAAAAAAAATTTAATTTAGAATAAATTATTTTAAATGCGTTTAAAATTTAAAAAATATTTAAAGAGAATATTTAATTAAATAATTATATGACAAATATATTATTACAATCACTTGATAAATATTATAATAATGAAAATAATATAGAAAATTTTAATGACTATGTAAATGGTGATAAAAAAATATCATTAAGAATAATTGATTGGTTTGTAACTAATTATTCTAAAAAATATAATGTGTTTTATGAAATATTTAAAACACCTACTGACGAATTAACATTTAAAGAAGAAGGTAATGAATTAGTTAATCAAATAAATATTTTTCATGCTTATAAATCACAATTAAAATCATATTCTAAAAAGAAGTTTGATCCATTTTGTAGAAAAGAAAGAATAAATTTTGATTGTAAAAATTATAAAATAGAAACAACATTAGGACAATTAAATTTTTTTAAATGGGCATTAGATAATATGATATTAGAATATATTAAAGAAAATTATAATCATATAGAAAATGATATGAATATTTGTTTTAATAAAAATAAAAAGGATAAAACAGACGATAAAAGAAAACCTAGACAAGAATTATCTAAATCAGCATCTAGAGGTTTAAATACAGCAAAACACAGAATTATATTAGATTTTAATTAAATATCATTAACATCTATTTTTTCATCTTCAGATTCTTCTTCTG